ACCGTAGCCACTCCGATTATCAAGTACATATGCTACATGTACGACCAGTCCTCTCCGATGAAGAGGCACTACCCGGAGCTCACTCAGCGCAAGAAAGAATGCTCTAACCTATCTGGCCTCGCTAAACACGAAAACATAGAAGAGGCTATGATTGATATGGTGAGCGAGCTGTTCATCATCTCAATTGATGAGTTCCTTAAGCATCAGAACAACCGAATCTGGTCTATGATTGTGTCTAATGAGGAGGTCTTCTACGAGTACCAGTCTAAGCTGTTGGTTCGGACAGAAGAGGAGCGTGACAAAGACCTTTTGCAGGCGTTGCAGATTAAGTCCAAGATTATGAACGACATGGACGAAATCAACAAGCGTCTAGAGGCATACTATGACAAGCTGTACCAAGGAGACCAAGAGCTTGCGGCTAAGGTTGTCGTGAAGAATATAACCCCTGAAGATATTGCCGACCTAAATGTATAATAAGATTAAAGGAGGCGTAAAGCACGTAATAAACGACATCGAGTGCTGGACACCAGCGCCTGGATATGTGTTTAACAGACTGACGGGTCAGATTGAAAAACGGCCAATACTGAGCTCTTCTACCAAACACAAGGACCAGAAATGGGTGCGTACTGAGCTCCCGCCTGACTACAATAAGATGCGGGCTGCTGAGATTAGGAAGCAAGATACCGACCCATCTTTTTACGATGTTAAGATTGAGTCTTTTAGACAGCAAGAGTGGGACAGACGCCTAAATGGCGTTTGGTTCATGAACAATGGTAAGCCAACGTACCTGACCGGTCTCCACTACATGTACCTTAACTGGTGGAAGATTGACATCGGATATCCGAGCTATCGTGACCCAGACAGGAAGTTCTTTTACTTTCTACAGGCAGCCATCGAGGCCCCATCTTGCATGGGCGTAGTAGAACTAACCAAACGCCGTCAGGGAAAAACGTATCGCTCTGGTATATTCCTTTACGACCTTCCGTCCAGGAGTAAAAACAAATACGCTGGAATCCAATCTAAAACCGCTGACGATGCTAAGCGTAACGTATTTGCAAAGGCAGTAGTGAACCCGTTCAAACACCTTCCAGACTTCTTCAAGCCCGTATACGACCAAGCAAAGGGTGTTACGCCAACGTCTGAAATGCGCTTTTACAAGACGACTAAGAGAGGCCGAGTTGACGCAGCATACGAGCGTCTCCCAGAACTTGAATCTTGGATTGACTGGAGGAACTCTCAGCTGTTCGCATATGATGGCGCCAAACTACACAGATATGTTGCGGATGAGGCTGGTAAGCTGGAGGATGTCGATATCTGGGAACGCCACATGGTTGTAAGGTTCTGTCTTGAGCAAGACGGTCAGTTTATTGGTAAGGCTCTGTATACCACAACAGTAGAAGAGATGTCTGGCGGAGGCGATGGATTTAAAAAGCTTTGGAGAAACAGCGACCAGACAAAACTTACTGATTCAGGAAGGACAATAAGTGGTCTTTGGAGATACTTTACTCCGTCATATGAGACGTTGTTCTTTGATGAGTATGGTCTTCCAAGGATAGAAGAATCAAAAGCTTACTACCTCGGTGAACGCAAAGCCCTTCAGGGCGATAGTAAATCCCTATCGAGCTACATCCGTAAAAACCCATTCTCTCCAGAGGAAGCCTTTAGAACTGACGGAGATGAGTGTCTGTTTGATGCAATGAAGCTGAATGACCAGCTTGAGCACATTCAATGGGCTCCATCAAAGCCAGAAGTTGGGAACCTAATCTGGAAAGATGCTTCAAAAAAGGACGAGGTTGTATTTGTGCCAGACATCAATGGTAAATACAAAATCCTACAGCATCCTGATAAACCAAACGCAATATCTGAAAAGAACGGACGCCGAACTCCAGGTGAACGTATAAGATATGTAGCTGGAGTTGACCCGTATGACTTGGACCAGACAGTAGACGACCGCGGGTCTAAAGGTGCTGCCTATGTGTTCAAGAAGTTTGACGCATTCGACGAAATGTCTGGCTTGCCAGTTGCTGAGTATATCTATAGACCAGCTATGGCCAAGATGTTTTACGAAGACATGATTAGACTTATTCATTATTATGGTGCCAGTGCTCTAATTGAAAGAAACAGAGTAAACTGTATTCAGTACCTTTGTGAGATGGGTTATGATGCCTTTGTAATGAAAGTAGGAGGAAAACACGGTATTCACGCCACAGAGCGTACCAATAGACAATTGGCTGAATACATGGAGGAATATGTCTATAATCATGCAAGTAGCCTGTATTTCGAATCTTTGATTAATGACTTGCTTGAATTTAGAGTAGAGAAAACGACAAAATTTGACGCTGCGATGGCCTTTGGTTACTCACTGATGGCTGACAAGAATACGCTGTTCGAGCGTAAGGAGATTAAAGTATCCATCTCGGACATATTTAAAAAACATCAAATTCAAGGACGCTACTAATGAGCAAGTACGGATACCCATCACACTTGATTCCAAACTCTGAGAAAAATCGGGATTGGATTCTTGCCTATGTAAAAGCTGCACACAAGGAGTTCAATGGAATGAACGGTAAAATATTCTATGGCGCTAGATACACGTATGCCACCATCCGTGACTACGCCATGGGAACGCAGTCAATCAGCAAATACAAGCGAATGCTTGACGTTTCCGAAAGCGAAAACGATTCTTGGCTGAATATCGACTGGTCCATCCTTCCTGTTGTGTCTAGATTCCGCCGCCTGGCGCTTGCCAAGCTTTCTAAGCGCTCATACAACATCACCGCTACGCCAATCGATATCCTTTCTCAGGAGGAGATTCAAGGATACAAGGCCAAGCAAGAGGTAAAAATCAAAATGCGCTCTGAGCTACAGAAGATGAATTCTCCTCTGGCAAATGAGAGCGTATTCTCAATGGAGGACGGCGAGCCACGGGATATGGAGGAACTGCAAATCCACATGGACTTCAGCTTCAAGCATAAGCTCAGCGAGGAAATTGAAGAGGTAATCAAGAACGTACTGAACATCAATGACTACGATGAGATTCGCAACAAACTTTTAGAAGACGCCTTTGACTTTGGTGTTTGTGGCGTAAAAGAATACGTTCAAGATGGCGTAGTTCGTCTACGTCACGTCCGCCCAGAGAACGTAATTACGTCATACTGCATGAATCGTGACTTCAGCGATGCGCAGCACATTGGCGAGCTCAAGATGATGAGCCTTGCAGACATTCGCAGACAAGCCGGTGCTGAGTTTAGCGAAGAGCAGTTCTATGATATCGCTGAGCGTTTTGTAAACTCGTTTCAGAACCCCAGCGCTATGCCACCCAAGCGTGGTGTCGGTGCCGATTACGATAGCTTCCAGATTCCAGTATTGGACATTGAGTTCATCTCGGTAAACAGCATTGACATTGAAAGCAGAGTCGATAAGCGTGGAAACCAAGTACGTCGTGTGTTTAACAAAGCCAGAAAGCGCAAGACAAACGATTACACCACCACTCACTACAAGGTTGTCTACAAGGCCAAGTGGATTTTGGGCACCGAGTACCTGTTCGACTACGGCCTGTGCACTAACATGAAGCGTGAGCGGTCAAATATGACGGAGACCACGATGTCATACCACCTGTTCGCTCCCGAGTTTTACGATATGCGTGCCACTTCAATCATGGAGCAGGTAATCCCAATCGCAGACTCTATTCAGCTGAACTGGTTTAAGCTTCAGAACGCAATCGCCATCGCAAGACCTAAAGGTATTCAGATTGCACTTGATGCAATTGAAAACATCCCATTGGGAAGCGGCGGAGCAGAGCTTTCACCAAAGGACGTGCTTGACCTATTCAACAAGAAGGGAACGCTCGTTTACAGGTATCTTGACCCGAGCGGTAACCCCAGCCCGTACAAGCCAATCGAAGAAATCGAGAACGGCCTTGGTCGTGACGTAAGCACGTACTACGACTTGATTACTCGCAACATGCAAATGCTTCGTGATATCACTGGTCTAAACGAGTACGTGGACGGAAGCAGCATCGACCCAAGAACCCTGTCTAACGTAACCAGACTTGCGGAAGAGGCTTCTAATAACGCCCTTTTTGCATGCGTACAGGCCGACAGAATCATTCTTGAGCGTGTGGCTAAAACGGTAATCGTAAGACTTCAAGACCTTATTAAGTTCGGAACGTACCACCCAGCATATAAAAAGGCTCTTGGTGTGGAGACCATCAAGTACATCTCTGGCAACGCTGATTTTTCTTACCGTGAGTTCGGAATCAAAATCGAAGACAAGCCTGATGTAATTGAGCGTGAAAAACTCAAGGCAATGGCGGGTCAATACATGGGTGCAGGACTTATTGACTTCGAGGACCTTGTTCTTATCGAGAACAGTGAGAACCTTAAGAAGGCGCAATACATCCTTGCCTACAGACTTAAGAAGCGTAAGGAAGAGAAACTCAAAGAGTCTATGCTCTTGCAGCAGCAGAACGCAGCAGTACAGCAGCAATCAGTTGCAGCCAAGGGTGAGGCCGACATCGCCAAGATTGAAGCACAGGGCCAGATGAAAATGGAACTGGAAAAACTCAAGGGCGAAATCGAAGCACAGCTGGAACAGATTAAGTCGCAGCTTGCATCACAAAGAGTGTCTACGCAGCAGTAGTTGTGTAGACATTCTAAAT